CCGTAACGTTCTGAGTCTTCCCTAGACTTAAAGGCGGATTCACCCTCGGCGCTCCACGCTTTGAATAATGCTAGCGTAGTCGGCCCAGAGCTGTGATCGTGGGGCATTAGCCCTGTATAGTACTGCGTCCACCCTTCCGCCATGTATATGGCTGGATTGGCCGCGTAACCTTTGGTCCCTATCTCCTTAAATCCGTCGCCAGGCTTTAGCACCTCCCCACACTCAAGACGTATCGGCACAAGGCGCAGGTCCGTTAAATCAGACGGCCTTACCCCGATCACGTAACAAGTGTCGGTACTGAATAAAAAACATGTGTCGCGTTTAAGCATGTTATCCCCTTTTGGCCTTTACGTACCAGCCCATCACCCCAGACGAAGCTAGGATCCTGTATGACCTGGCCGACGCGGGCGGGACGTTTGCCTGCCAGGCCAACCAATGCCGTGCAAACGTCTCCCGCTGGTGGGGCTCCGTAAGTACCCACGGCACGTACCCGAACCGTTTGGCCCATGCAAGGAACTCCGGATTAGTTGGATCCACGGTGCTTGTCCCCCTCCCAGCCTAGGCACGCAGCGCGACAAACTTACGCACCGCGGCAATTGTGCGGACTTTCTTACATCCTGGAAGCAGCGCCCCGTCAACTGTTTGGTATAACGTGCCGTCAGTTAGCACAAAGTCAGAATCGCCACATGAAAACGTAACTTTGTCATTAGATACTTTTGCGTTGGTGAACTGTTGTAATATTTCGTTGATCATGATGTGCTCCCTTGTTTGTGTGACGCAACAGTAACACCTTGGCCGGGGGGCTGTCAACACCTCGCACGCACATTGACCATTAAAATGCGTAAGTCGCCCGTCGTTTCGCAGGCATGTCACCCAATGGCTTGCGCGGCACTGGGGCACCACAACTTCACCCGTCCGTATTAGCCTCACCTTGGCCCCGTAGGGGGCCTCTCGTAATGTCATCATTGCACTAGCGCCAGTTGCGGCTCGGCCAATACACTGCGCAGTGGGGCCACTAGAAACCCGCGCTTACCCCTGCGAACCGGTTCCGGCACTCCATGCTTGCGTAACCATCGGGCCACCTCGGTAAGCTCTCCCTTATGGGCGTTGTTCAGTCCGCAGGCGGTTGATATGTCTGAGCATGTCATGTGTATCGTGGGCGGCGTTTCTAGGTCAATGCGCGAGGATAACGCGTCCTCGACCCGGCTAACAGCCTTAAACATATTGTTGCGGATCGCGCAATGCAAGTTCTCCTCTGGCGATAAGTGCCAAGTCTGCCCCGCCATGACTTCGGCCCATGCCTGCGCCCATGCTTGCTGCATCGGTATGGTGTGCATATGGTCAATGTGCGTGATCCGGATAGGCCAGAAACGGCGGTTACCAGTATCGTCCACTAAAAAGTTTATCTGGTTGACTGACGCCATAAACGCAGTAGTGCGCGGGAACTGGCTGTACGTCCTTGCGTACGGCAACCGGATGTCGTCTCGCTGCTTAGACATAAACGCTTTAAGCGCTTGCACGTCAGCCTTGTTGAATGTGCCGTCCAGTTCCCCCAGTTCCACCAGCCAATGACTCGTCACCATCTTGACACTATCTTTATCGCTTGGGTCCAGCATTACGCCGTCAATGCGCAGACCCGGCGGGCAAAGGGTACGGAAAAACCGCGTCTTACCCGCTCCGCCTAGTTCGTCTACCCATACGATGGCCGACTCGAAGCCGAGGGTGTGGCCTGTGCCACACGCTACCGCGCCGCGCATCCAACGGCGGAACAACATCTCGCACACGGCGGCGTCTTCGTCGGGGTCCAAGGTAACGGTGGCAAACAGCGCCCCGATATAGTCGACCCCATCCCACGGCTGGGCATTAACTAGATCCCTCACCGGGTTTACCGCGTTCTCGTTAGCTACTGCGCAGATCATGCTAGGCACGTCACCCTTTGGGTACCTGTTCAGGTTGGCCAGGCTTACCATGTGACTGAGTGCGGCCTCGTCTTGTAACGCACCACCACGTCTTAGACCCGGCAGCCCTACGGTCACATCCTTGGTGATCTCATTGAACACGATGTCGGCCCCGTACGCTGCGGCTATCACGCGGAAGTTGTCCAACGTTCCCAGCGGCTTCTCATCCTTCCCGCTCGTCTGGTATGGCGCCCAATGGCGGGGGTTAACGGGTACGTTTTGCGGTAAGACCTTGCTGGTGTCGTTCTCGGGCATGTAGTCCCGTGCGCGGCTCGTAGTCGTGGCCACAGTGCCACCACTGAGGATCGCCTTTACTTCGGGGGTCAGGCGCTTGGCGTCCTTCAAATTACCTTCAAGCTCCGCCCGTAATAGGGTTCGTTCTAGGTCGCAGAACGGCCCGGAGTCAATGCTCGCTTTTAGCTTGGACACTTCCGACAGATCGCACCCGTCCCGACGAATAGACGACATCAACTCCTTAAACGTATCGCCCCCGCTTGCCTGTTGCTGAAACGCTAGCGCGGCTATCGACCCCAAGTGAAACACACGACCGCCGTGGGCCTTGCTGTCTAGGTATGCGCCCTTTGCGTCGTTGTATATCTTACCAACGGGGTGGCGGTTGTTATAATCCGGCTCGATTGGGTCCAAGCACACGACGTTATGGTATTGGTCTGGGTTTAGCAGAATATCCGCGACCGTGACCGTCCCGCGACCGTACGCCAGTTCGATAGGGAAGTCGTTAGCTAATATCCCCTTTTGTTCGGCGATGTCGTAGCGTGCGCGGACCGCTTCCGGGTCAACGCCCTGATCTCTCGCAACAGTTTGGATGTGTCGCTCACGTTGCTGAGCGCTGGCTGGCGCAGTCGCCTCTTTCTGTTGGTGGACAAGCACGGCATAGCGTTGTTCTTCCTCTGTGGTTAAGTCTGGCAGGGCTGCGACGGTGTCTAATAACCCGCCCGCAATTGGTAATCCTGGCGGTGGTGATCTTAGCAGGCCGGGGCCACATACCGCACCCGCGGCAAAGTCTAAGCGGCTAGGCTGCCACACGGATCCGTCCACCAGCGATCTGACTAACTGTGCGCCGTTAGCCGCCAACTCAATGCGACCATGCCCTGCAAGCCATAGGCGCTTAAACAGGACCGCGCCTGCCCTTGGGGCGTCCGCCACGTCTTTGACAGCCAGATAAACCCGTTGTCCTTTAAGTCCTGAGAGTTCGGCACCGGTGACAGCGTCGTAAATGTTCCCTGACGCACTGGGTCTCCATAGCCAGCCGGAGGTCGCTGCGGCGGGTAGCACTGAAAACAGGGTGCCAAGTAGCGCGTCTCGGCTCAATGCCACCCCGTTAGCCTCTGGGTCGTAGTCTAACATCATGAACCCACCACCATTCGGCCAGTTAAAAAACTTGTCCGATCGGGTAATCGCACCAGGTGTGGTGGTCAGATATTTCTCACTAACTATCGGCGCTTCGGCCCTAGGTGGCGTGCCGTAGGCTACCGCCTGATTGGGCAATAGGCGGTCGAGTACCGCATTCAGCTCGGCCATGCTATTGACATCAACCACTTGCGCAGATCCCTGCGTCATGTGCGCGGACGAGGTCTTCTCTAATGTGCCGTCAGCACGTCGGCTAATATGTTTGGTTAACGTTGCCGGCTTGGTACTACTTACGATCGTTATTTTCATTAATAAACGCCTCGACGCTTGACCGAAGGATGCGGGTGTTATGCGGGGTGGTCTTCTTCGCCACTAGCTTGCCCGCGTGGGCCAACCGTCGTACGTGTGCGGGGGTGATCAGTAAAAGGGCGGCGGCCTCTCTTACCGTTAGCATGTCTGTCATGGGGTCTGTTCTCCTTGTACGTAATGTGCGTAATGTACGCCGGCGCGAGGCCGATGTCAATGGTGCACATGGGGGTGCGCATGGTGTTTTAGGGGTGCGCAGGGTGCACAACTACTTTTCGAGGCGGGTGCGGGTGGTGCGCATGGGGGTGCGTAAGAAAACACAAGACGTGCACCCAAGCAAACCCAAAGAATACGCGGGCTGTGGGCTAGTGGGTGCGTAAGGTGCTCAACTATTATAGGGAAGGGCATATAGTATATAATAGGGGTAAAACACCCGTATAAGCACGACCCACAGCCGCGTATAGGAAAAGTTGAACTTGTGCGCACGCCGCGCACCCATTGCCATTTGTGCTAAGATGCCTAAAACAACTCAGGAGGGTGGACCATGATAAAAATCGACCTAAAACGCGTCGGCGTACTGCAGGGCAAGCTAGAGAAGTTGAACGCCAAGGGCATCCCGTTTGCGCAGCGTAATACCCTAAACGATATGGCATTCAAGACGCAGCAGACGTCACGAGAGGCAATAAAGCGAGATTTTATCAGCCGTAACACATGGACGGTAAGGTCAGTACGCGTCGACAAAGCTCGTCGCACGGGAGACAGTGCTGTGGTCGGCTCGACGGAGAGATACATGGCTGACCAAGAGTTTGGCGCTCAAGGCGGTCCGACTCACATACCAACGCCAGCCGCAGCAGGGCAGAGCAACCGCGCAAAAGTGAGGACGCGAGTAGTCCGTAAGCGCTTGAGGGTTAACGCCATACCAAGGGTCGATAGGGTCCGGGCTGCGGGACTAGACGCAAGAGCGCGCAACACGCTAGCGGTGCACACCGCCAAGGCAAACGGGGACAAGTTTGTCTACTTAGAACGGGGCAAGCGCAAAGGGATCTATCAGGTGTATGGCACCAAGCGCAGGCCACGTACGCGGATGGTGCAGAACCTCGGCCGCAGTGTGCGCGTGGTCAGCAAGCACCCATGGCTAGCACCCAGCAGCTATGCAGTGCAGCGCACAGCACCACGTCTGTACGCCGTCCGCCTACAGGAGCAGCTTGCTCGCTTGCGATAGGTTCTCCCGGGAGCAGCAGGAACCCCCGGCGTTAAGAATCGGGC